CTTTAATAATCTTTAATTGGGAATGTATTCTATTAGGATGCGGTCTTAATATTATTTTTCTATCTGTATACTTTCTTATTTCTTTTATAGTAGCTATTAGGAATTTTTCATAGTTACCATACCTTGCCATTAAATTTTTTAAACTACTGTCTCCGGGACGTTGTAATAATACAAGTATTGCATCCCCGGGTTTTCGCCAATCTTTTATTTCTATGTTTTGTTCTTTTTGAATACGGTCCCATCTATCTGATGGACAATTGCTTATGTTATAATCACCTTCGTCTTGAAAATAACTCCACCAACTAAATCTATAATATGCACGAGGACTAGGATACTCAGCACAGTTTTTTCTAAATACAGCAGACTCTGCACAAATATAAGGTTTACCACTGAAACGTATAAATTTATAAATGTGTCCAAGTTTTTTTTGACGTTTTTGTTCTAGTATGTTACTTTGTAAAAATATATCTGCTTTGTCTATAGTTTCTTTGTCTTCCCAGTCTGCCAACACAACATTATTACCACCTATGATAGGATGATTTCTGTATGCTGGTTTAATTGCAACAATTAACGGTTCTATATTTTTTTTAGATTTCTTTGCCATGTTTAGACTCTTCAATACACCACTCTTGAAAATTGACAGGTGTAAAATTATTATCTTGTCTTACATACCAAGTTTCGTAAGGCAACCAAGGTTTTTTAAAGAACACATCGTGTACTGCTACTTTGTAACCATGCCTAGTCAAAAAGTCTGTTGCCTGTTGATTGAAATTAGTATTTTGATAGTTATACCAATCATGTTCAAATGTAATACATTCAAATTCAACACCTTGTTCGATGACACGTTTTAATGCGGCAAAGGTATTTTTTGGTGGTTCTATATCACAACTTAAATAACCTATTTTTGTATCTAACCCCTGTTCCTTAAGAGCAGAAAGATAATCAAAAGTAATTGCATCTGAAAAGTAACATGGATTATTTCTATTAGACTTTTCCCATTTATCTTTCCATTTTTCGATAAGTTCTATACTAAATCCTTTCCACCCGTGATTAACATCTAAGTCATATGTGTTGTTAATTTTTATAGGATGGTTGCCGCCAATTTCAATGTAAGTTTTATTTTTACAAATACTTAATGCAAACAAATCTTGTGCAGCTTGTGCTCTAGACTTGTCATGTAGTGGATTTTTCTTTTTCATTCTCTCATACCATTAAAAACAGTTTTTTTAAATTTTAAATTATCATCGTGTATAGTTTGTATTAACTGTAAATCTATATCTAATTTTTTTATTAAACTAGCGATAGCTATAGTATCTTTAGGCAAACACATGCCGCCATAACCTCTTAGACTAGGATTTACATCTAAATACATATCAGTTGCTTTGCCTGTTTTAATATAGGCATTTTTAATTGTAGTGTAATCGCAATCCAATTTTTCACATACTTCATACATAACGTTTGCAAATGTTACACGCAATGCAGCATATACATTATTATAATACTTTAGCACTTCTGCTTCGTTAGGTGTTAGATGTTCAGTATGTTCAGGAAGATTACCGTGTACTCTTACTACTTTACGATACACCCAAATGTCGTTTGTTCCAATTGCAAGCAGTTTATGATTATTAATAAAATCTTCTGCAGCACAACGTTCACGTAAAAATTCTGGTACAAAACATATAGTAAGATTTTTGTGTATGTCTATCATACGCTGTGTAAATCCAGGAACAACGGTGCTACGTATTGCTATAATTCCTTTATAAGAATTTTCGTCTAATTCTTTTATTACGTCTTCAATAATACTAGTGTTACAACTACCATCTTTGTTTTGGGGTGTAGGTACACATAAGAATGTTATTTCAGTGTCAAAAATGTCTTGTATCTTTGTATTAAGTTTAATGTCATGAGATATTACAGTGTGTCCTAAAAATTCAAATCCCTCTTTGTTAGCTGTACCTACAGCGCCTAAACCTATAATTCCTATTTTCATAACAATGATTCCACTGTACTTCTTAATCCATCATTCAAAGGGGTGTATTCTTTAAAGTTTGTTAGTTGTTGTACAAGAGTTGTATCTGGACAGCGGCGTTTTGCACTACCAACAGGACCAGAACGTACCTCAAGTTTATCAGGATTAATATCCATAATACCCATTATTAGTTTTGCTACCACGCTAATTTTCACTTCTTCTTGCTTACCTATATTTATAGTACAGTTTTCTGCATTATCTATTAAAGATTGTGTCATTTGTATTGCATCGTCAACATAACAAAAACTTCTTGTGTCATCTCCTTTGATATAATACTCGCCTTTTTTACAACGTTCAACAAATTCACTGATAAAATGATCTTTCTGTCCAGGGCCGTAAATATTAAAATATCTAATTATTAGGTAACTTAAACCGCAGTTTGCAACTAGGTTTTCTCCTAGTGCTTTAGGAATACTATAACTCCATCTAGGATTATCGATGTTGTCAAACATCACTGGAACAGACTCGTCAGTAGGTACCGGATACAATCCTTTATCTATAGCACCATTAAAAATTTCGCATGTACTTGTAAAAACAAATTTTGTATTGGTATTTTGATATCTTTTAACTAAATTGAATGTAGGTAATGTATTGTTAAATGAAACTTCAGTAGGTGTTTCGTAAAATAATCTTGTGCCGTTGGTTGCTGCCATATGCACTAATATATCACAGTCTGGCATTTCTTCAACTAAATTAGGATCGCATAAATCTTTATTGTTTAAAAGATCATAACCGTCTGCGCCTTTAACGTGGTTAAAGTAATGTTGACCTATAAATCCTTTGTGTCCAGTTACGATATATTTTTTATCCAATTTTTAATTTTTCCTTGCGTTTAATTGCCTTACCGTAATGTTTATCGCGAACTGATTTTTTTGACCCTTTGTAATGAGCAATGTATCCGTTTAGTGCTTGATCAAAATGTGATTTTGTAGCATCTGGTGGACTAATATTGTGGTTTTGTATTTTACCTTCTTGTTCCATTTCTAATCGAACAGCATCAAATACATGACAGTCTAATTGTCCTGAAAGTTCATAAAGTTTATCTGTGTCATAATAATCTTTAAATCTATCAAAGTATTCTTGTGCATGTTGATGCTTCATATCAAAAACTAAAAATCCTGTTTCTGTATACAGGCCTGGCCTTCCTAAATATGCAACAAATTTTTCTTCGGGTAAAAAACTTTTTAGATATTTAGATGTAATTTTTGTAACAATTTCTGTATCTGTATCTAACCAACACAATAAGTCAACATCTTTTGTTTTAGCAGCGTGATACAAACAATAACTCTTGTGTGAGAATCGAACACCATCAAACATAAAGTTTCCTGGTTTTCTGTATGCATTACGTTCTTTGAATTTAGTTAAATCAGGTATAGATTCTTCTAATCTTTGATTTGTCATATTCGAAGGAAGATCTAAATCTGTATTATCGGTATAAAAAAATAATTGTATATCCGGATCTATAAACTTTTTTGCACTATCAACAAACCAATGTCCGTATTCTTCGTAACCTTTATCACTAAAGGTTGTTACTATTCCAATTTTCATAGCATCTCTTTCTATAATGTAGCATCTTCCATTCCGGCAACTCTTAGCTTTACTACATTAGTTATCTGCCATTGCTTCTGGTCAAGTCCTTTTAAGAGTCCTAACCACTTGTTACGCATCAGCGCAAACTCGTTAATAATCTTTTCATAGTCAACAACGTCTGCCTCACCGTCAACGTATTTTTCAACGTCACGGCTTGACAGAGCTCGTTGATAATTTTCAAGATATTTCTTAAAGTACGAGCTACGCAATCTGCGTAACTCAATATTTAAATAGTGTAGTATAGCTTCAATTTCTTGTAGTTGATTAAATCTATGTTCAACAATGCCGGGCATTTCTGCTGCGGCACGTTCAACGTTACCTTTTAACTTTACTTCAACACGAGCATTTACAAGCTCACTTTCAAAGTGTGCTACTGCGTCAGGTATCTTTGATACATCGCGTGAAACTTCACTATACCATCCCATTACTCATCCCATTCGTCTAAACTGTCATCATCCGGATCAATATCTAGATCTAAATAATATGATATTGCATCATCAAGTGTATTGTCACTGCCTAAGGCAGCTGTAAATGCTTCGTCTGATGCACCATAATCTGCACAGCATTCTACATAACGCTCAGCAACAATTTCTACACTTTTCTTATCAATAGTATCTTTAAATACCATCCATATATCTACAATTTGACTTTCGTCCATGGTTTACTCCTCGATTAGTTCGTGTTCGTCTACAACAATTTCTTCGTCGTCATCTGCGGTATTTACCACAGGTGCTAACTTTTCATTGTATTCAGACATAATCATATCCATCTTAGATGGCTCCATCCATGCCTTACGATAATCAAGGTGTTCTTCTCCAGCTAGGTCAATATACTTGAGTCTATTACCTTGTTTTTCTAACAAGCCTTTTTTCTCAAATAATTCAATAAGACCACTGTAAGGATTCA